AAAGATAATTTAGAGAAATATAAGTTTAATGCTTCTGGGAATTTGTCTCAGTCATTAAGGGCATTACCAATTAAACAAAAACAAAACGGAGTTACAGTAACTATTGAACTCGAAGATTATTGGGAGGACTTAGAAAAAGGAACACCAGCAAAAGGATATTCAAAAGAAAACAGAAAAAAACTACAGCCTAAGATTTTAGAATGGATAGGCAATAAACCTGAGTTACAAAGCATAGCAGGTGATAAGAAAGGTCAAAGGTCTTTATCCTATGCAATAGCTACAAACATACTTAAAAAAGGAACTATCAAAAGATTTGGGTACAAAGGCAAACCATTCTTAACTCAAGAAATCCCACAATTAGAAAAAGACATAACACAAGAATTTGAATAATGGCAATAACAATATACAATACACCTAACAGCTACGCACCCGTTTACAATCAAATGATTTTTACTTTGAGTAGTACAAACGTTGCTCAGTCTAATTTCAGATACATAGCAGATATTTATGTGAATGGTTCAAGTGATTACACTAGATTAGAAGTTGGCAGAAATCCATCTAACAATTATGGAACTTTTGATGTGGCAGGTATCATTCAAAACTTTTTAACTAGAGACTTTGAAGATAACACAACTACATTTAAGCAATGTGGTAACTCGATAGCATATTATGAAGTAAAGTTTGGTGAGCAGTATGGGGCCAGTAGTGGAATAACTAACTATCCTAACTTAACAACAAGTTCAGGTTATTGTTTTAACGGAGTGTTTAGTCCATTGGACTTTTTAGACTTTGCAACTAACACTTATGTTCTGCAAAATAGTTCAAGTCAATTCCTTACTGATAGGCCTACATTTGAATCAAGAACAGGTGAGAAACTGATTTTAGGTTTTATGACTGATGCTGTAAATGAAGCCTATAATTTAGAAATCATAACTTACTACGATGAAGGCACGATATTTAATACAGTAAGAGTTCAAAATCCTTACACAGCGTTATCTAATAGGCAAGACCGTTCAATCAATGTAAGAGTAGATTATGACTGGTTAACTAGCTTAGTCAATGCAGACTTATCATTTGGAACTACTCCAATATTCGTTACTAATTGGGAATACTATGAAGTTAGAATTAAAAACAGCGCAGGAACAATAGTAAGTTAAACAATCCGTATTTATCCTGGCGAAGATATTTGTAGTAAGTACACGCCTATTCGTTTTAAGTTTATGAATAATTATGGTAAGTATGATTATTATACTTTCACCGGTGCAATGACTAAAAACACTAATATTAAAAGAAATACTTACAAAAGCAATCCTAATCAATGGAGTGGCACTAATTACAACTACTCAACAACAAGTAGAGGACTAAGCCAATACGAAACTGTATTAGATGATACTATTACAATAAATAGTGATTGGATTACAGAAGCTGAATCAATATGGTTAGAACAATTAGTAACAAGTCCTGATGTTTATATTTACGATGGTAGCAATTTAGTTTCAGTTAACATTACAGATAGCAGTTACCAAACAAAATACGAAGCTAGTCAGCAGCTATTCAATTTAGTGGTTTCATTTACTTACTCACAAAACAGAAAAAGACAAAGAAGATGATTTTAACTAAAATTTACATTAATAACGAGCAGATAGATTTAAAAGAAGATGTTTCGATACCTCTTAACTTTAACATTGCTGATATTAGAGAACCTGAAAAAAGAAGTACTACATGGAGCAAGACTGTTATATTACCAGGTTCTACTTTTAATAATGAATTGTTTTCTAATATATGGAATGTTAATGCAGTCATTAATAGTACAGGTACTACTAACTTTACTCCGAATTTTAATCCGAATTTAAAAGCACAAGCTGAAATAACTTACAATGAGGCAATTCAGTTTAAAGGCATTTGCCAATTATTAAATGTTAATGCAACTGATAAATACGAGATAGAGTATGAAGTAGCTTTCTTTGGTGAGTTGCAGAATGTATATCAAAATTTCACAAATGGTTATTTAAGAAATGTTGATTTAAGCGAATACAATCATACGTTAGATAAAGATAACCAAGTGACAAGTTGGAGCGCACCAATAGGCGTTGGTTATGTTTACCCAATGATTGATTATGGGCATAGAATAAATAGTGAATTCAAGAACTTTTAGGGCTTCGAGTACAACTGTTCAATCAATAGATGTTGATGCATCTTACACAAATAATTACCCTTTCCCAAATATACCTTATAACGAACCTATACTTTTTCAAGATGAAACAACACCACCTAATAGAGATAATGGTAATGTTTTTTATAATCAATTTCAATTTCAAGCTAAGGCAAATGGTGTTTATGACTTTAAATTTTCATTTAGTTTAGATGTAACACACAATTGTAGTACAGCATCCGCTTATGTACCTCGTTATTATGAATTAGGAACTATTTACATTGTATCAAGTTCTTTTGGTAATGATACACCTATAGCTTCTATTCCTGTTATTTTAAAACCAAGTGATAGCAGTACAAATGTAGCTGATGCATTAAATGTTTCAGCAGGTTCAACTAATTTAGTTAATCAGGGAGCAACTACTGCTATTTATAGTGGCATATTAGGTGGAGTAGTTAGTATGGCTGAAAACGATACTGCTGCTGTTTTATTTGCACCAGGTTTCGGTAAAATATATAGTACAACAGCATCACCATTAGGTGGTATACCTGACCAAAATCAAGCAACATCTTATCCAACAGTAAACTTTAAAATAAATAGTTCATTCTATTGCAACCTTAACAATAATAGCGTTCAAAGTGGTGATACTATTATTTTATCAAATGCTTTACCTGACAAAATAAAGCAAAGTGATTTTTTCAACTCGATTATTAAAATGTTTAATCTATTTGTAGAAGTAGATAAAACAAATCCAAAAAAACTAATAATTGAACCGAGACCGACTTTTTATACAAGCGGAGTTACAAATGACTGGTCTTTAAAATTAGACTACTCAAAAGAGACTAAAATAGTCCCAATGGGTGATTTAAATAATAAAACATATTTATTTAGCTATAAGCAAGACAATGATTATTTTAATACTAACTATTATAATAATTACACAGAAGTTTACGGACAAAAGAAATATGATATACAAAACGATTTCTTAAAAGGCGAGGTAACAACTGAATTAATTTTTAGTCCTACACCATTAGTAAACACAATAGGTCATGATAGGGTAATACCTAAAATTTATCAATTAGATACAAATGGCACTATTAAAACTTGTCAATCTAACATTCGTATTCTTTACTATGGAGGCTTAAAAGATACAGCTTATCCATGGAGACACATTACAGCTTCGGGTGGTCAATTTATAAATAATCAATATGCTTATTGTGGTCATTTAGGCGATTGGCAAAATCCAACAATAGATTTAAACTTTGAAATTCCAAGACAAGTTTATTATTCACCTGAAAGATATACTACTAATAACTTATATAACGTATATTGGAAAGATTACATTGAACAAATAGCAGACAAGGATAGCAAATTATTTACAGGCTACTTTTTAATAAATGAATTTGACATTCAGAAATTAGACTTTAGAGATACGTTCTTTTTTGAGAATGAGTATTGGAGACTAAATAAGATAATTGATTATGATAGAGTAAATAATCAACCTACAAAATGCGAGTTTATTAAGTTAAAGACATTGCCTCCTTTTGTAGCTGATGAAGGATTTGATACAAATGGCGGTGTAAAAGATGATTTAGATATATCACCAACACAAAGAAACTCTTATTTTAATGATAACATAGTTACAGAAGGTGCTATTGTTAGCGGAAAATCAAATGTAGTTGAATCAGGCAATGGAGTAATAATTGTTGGTAATAATAACTTTGTTGGAAACAATAATCAAAATGTTTCAATCTTAGCATCTTCTGGTGTTACTGTTTATCCAAGTTCAAATAACGTTTCTGTAACAAGTTCTACAGGTGTAACTGTATTAAGTGGTGTTTCAAATGTAAGCGTAACAAATAGTTCAGGAATAACAGTAACAGAATCCAATGTAACTTACAACAATGGAATTAAAACATTAAATAGTGTTAATTATAAAAAGTATGTTGCATTATTAAATCAAACAGGCACAAATGATCCAACTGCATATGTTTTAGAAAATACATTAAGTTCGGGAATAGTATGGACTAGAGATACAACAGGAGAATACTTAGGAACAGTAACAGGTGAGTTTACCGAAAATAAAACAGTTGCTTTTTTAACTATTACAGATAATGGAGAGGCAATGGCGGGAAGAAAAAATTCAAACACAATAGCTGTATATACTTATAATTCAAGTGGAGCAGCAACAGATGGTAAATTGACAAATTCAAGTATAGAGATACGAGTTTATTCATAATTGGTACTTAAAAGATAATGGCAAAGACTACAATTGAAATAGATGTAAATACAGGTGATTCTTCAAAATCGCTTAGTGATTTAAGAAACGAGTTTAAAGACATACAAAAAGAGCTTTCAGGGTTAACACCTGGAACTGAAAAATACGTAGACGCATTAAAAAGATTAGGTGCTGTTAAGGATGAGATAGGAGACCTTAAAGACCAAATACAAGGTTTTGCAGGTGCTGACAAAAAAATATCAGCAGTTACAAATGTTGTAGGTGGGTTAGCAAATGGATTTCAAGCTGCTCAGGGTGCTGCTGCTATATTTG